GAATTCGAAGCCAAACTAAAATCTAATGAACAACAATCTTTTAAACAAGACGACATAGAGCGCCTAGAAGCGATCCTATTTCAAATGCGTAATCGCCAAGAAGCATGCAAAGAAGCGAAACGAACCTATAAAGATAATCAAGATCGTCAAGATACACGCAGCATTGATGACAATATGAACAATAGCGAAGAAACATCATAATGCGTCACAGGCTGCAGCATCGCATGCTGTGGTAACTTCTCGTAGTTTTTAATCATTTCCTCTATGATCTGTTTCAACTCTTCCTTAGAGGGACAATATGAAGCTAAATTACCACTTACTTCTTTATCTTCTTTACCTGGTATTTTTACTACTTTACTTTCTTTGTCTTTATCTTCTATGCCTTCCATATTTCTAAACCCCCCTAAGACTCTATAATTTTCTTTTTTCTTAATGCCCCGTCTGTTATTTTGCAGCCACTATGCTCGAACCTTTCTCTAAAAAGCAACTAGAATTCATAGAAAATAGCACGGCTCGTTGGAATCTAGCTCATGGCGCAGTAAGAACAGGGAAAACTATTGCTAACCTTTTCCGCTTTGGCCAAGCTGTTCTAGATTGCCCAGACTCTCAAATCTGGATGGTAGGACATTCAAGCAATACAATCTATGATAATGCAATACGCCTCTTCCTTGAAAGTGATCAGCTTGCTATGTTTCGTCCTTTTTGTACTTGGTACCCAGGAAAACGCCAGCTCAAACTTAAAGATAAGACAATATCTACTCTCGGTGCTAAAGACGAAGGAGCAATCGGCTCTTTTCAAGGAAAGACTTTTTCTTTAGTGTACTGCGATGAAATGACACTCTATCCAGAATCTATCATTGACATGATCGACACGCGCCTTAGCAATCCCCACAGCATGGGCTTTGCTTCAATGAACCCTTCATATCCTGAGCATAAGATTAAGAAGTGGATAGATAGAGCAGATCAAGGAGATCCAAACTATTACGCGCTACACTTTACCTTGGATGACAATCCGTACGTCGATGAAGAATATAAGAATAGAATACGCAATAGCCTGTCTGGACTTTTTTATAAGCGCAATTATCTTGGCCAGTGGAGTTTGGCTGAGGGAGCTGTTTTTGATTTCTTCGATAAGAAGGTCTATGTGTGTGATAGGCCTCCTGTGGCCGCTGAGTATTGGATTGCTGGCATTGATTATGGTGCATCTAATCCGTTTGCTTGTGTTCTTATCGGAGTAAGCACGGGGAAGTACACTCAAACAGGCAAGAAGCTCTGGGTTGAGAAGGAGTATTATTGGAATCCAAAAGTCACTGAGAGAACAAAAACCAACAGTGAGTTTGCCAATGACATTGTGAACTTTCTAGAGCCTTACAGTGTAAAAGCGCTTTACATTGATCCAAGTGCAGCGTCTTTCAAAGAAGAGTTGCGTCGTCGTGGTCTTCATACGGTTGATGCTAACAATGAAGTATTAGACGGTATTAATATCTTGACATCTGAGATGAAGAAGGGTAATCTCTTCGTATGCAAGGATGCCAAGAATCTGATTAGGGAGATTGAGACGTATAGCTGGGATCCTCGTAAGGCGAAGATAGGTCTTGACGAACCTATAAAGAGAGACGATCACGCAATTGATGCGCTTCGGTATTGCATAGCTTCACACAAAGTACCTGAGTACAGACCATACAAGGATGATGGGCCAAATGACTATTTGGCTAATCGGTTTAATCCAATGCCGAGGAGATTTTAATGTGGAAAATGAAACTGAAAATATAAAAAACAGATTGAATAAAGTTAAAAACATGATAAATGTTTATGAAAACTTTAAAAAAGAAATGGAAGTTCTATCTAAAGAGGTTGCTATCGATATATCTTCCGAATTATTTGAGTCGCTTACAATCCACAGAAATCTAGGAGCGTATTTAAATTTTTTACGTATAGAGTTAGCTAAATCACGAGGTGAATAAAGATTTAATCCTATGCCTCGCAGATTCTAGGTCTTGGATTTAAGTTATGTTCCGCTTTGTTAGTGTCAGTTATGTTGATTTGTGTTGCGTTTTTTTGGGTTTGGTTTGGTTTTGTTTTTTTTGGATTGCGTTGGGTTATGTTTGGTTTTGTTGTTTTTAATTAAAGGAAGGCTATGAACAATGTTAAGAAATATTCTGTCTATATCAAAGGCGTTACACCTCTTATTATGCACAACGATACTTTGTGCGATCCTCTTTTGCCTATATCTAAGCAAATGAAGGAGATTACTTGTATTCGAAAGAAGACTGATGAGCATCATCTGGCTATGGCCAGGATAGAATTTGAGGCGGCTTTGTATTATAACGAGAATCTCGGTGTTTATATGCCATCTAAGTGCCTGCTTGGTTGCATTAAGGCGGCGGCTAAGAAGTATAAGAAGGGCAAGCAAACGAAGGCTGTTATTTTAGATGAAGCTCTAGGCTATCCTCTTATTCCATATAAAGGAAAAAACCCTCAATCGCTCTATGATGAGGAAAGTCAGGGTGCAAAGATATATGTTCATAGGGAGAGTATTGTTGTTAATATGTCTAAGGTCATGAGAACGCGGCCTATCTTTCATCGTTGGGAGGTGAAGTTTGGTTTCTTATTAGATACGGAGTTACTTCCTGAGCGAGATATGCAAATGATCCTGGATACTGCGGGTTATGAGTATGGGTTATGTGAGCTGCGTCCTGGATTAGCGACAGGAAACTATGGTACTTTTAGAGTTGAGGAGTTTAAGCGTTTAACGTGAGAAATTGCGTTAACTGTGTTGAGTTGTGATGGAATTGGTTTAAGTTATGTTCCGCTATGTTCGTGTAAGTTCGGTTCAGTTGAGATGTGTTATGTTGGGTTTCTTTGCGTTAAGTTATATTAAGTGGAGTTGGAGAAAGTTTAATAACTTTGTTCTGTTGTGATATGTTATGTTGTGTTAGGTTTTTTTAATTAGTGGAATTTGAGAAAGGTTTATTACCTGTGTTGAGTTGTGATGGAATTGGTTAAGTTAAGTTCTGTTTAGTTCGGTTGAGTTTTGTTCGGTTGATCTGCGGTGGGTTGGGTTAGGTTATGTTATGTTACTTGGAGTTGGAGAAAGTTTATTAACTACGTTATGTTCCGTCATGTTGAGGTTTTATCTGGTGCGCTTGGCTGAGCTGAGATAAGTTTAGTTATGTTGAGTTGATTTGTGTTCTGGTGGAATGGGTTGTGTTCAGGTGCGTTGTTTTGTGTTGGGTTAAGTTTTGTTTATTAAGGGGTCTTTATGTCTGTAAATTTGTACAAGATTCTTAAAGAGAAGGGTGAGATCAAGGGTGGCCATATTGTTGACAATGGCTTACTTTCTGATCTTATTGGCAGTACTAAATTTGAGTCTTGGGAGTATCTTGGTCCTGTTTTAGCGCTCAAGGAAAAGGTCGAGGAAGAGGGTTTTTTTTGTAAGATTGTTGACTTTAATCTTTATATCTTGCCGCCGGAATATAATCCTTACGTTGCAAAGCAGCGGATTAAGTCGGCTATTAGGAAGAAGTTAAGGACGCAGAGGACGCTTGAAAACACGAATGTGGATAGCATCAAATCAAAAGTTGATAAAGAGGAGTTGTTACATCAATTGCGAATTATCACGGCGTTAAACAGGCAATCTAAGCTTATCTTGAAGGAAACGCGCTACTATGAACTGGAGTAAAAGCGTCGCTTTCAATTGATATTTAAAATTTAATCGTATACATGTATGCTATCGTTAAGTGCTGTTGCAGATTTTCTGTGATTTCGATTAACTTTATTCAAGTGCGCATACATGTCGTTTTATTATCCTCCTTGGAGTGGTGCTTTAGAACCCAATCAAGGTAATGTTCGCCAGTGGTTGGATAACCTATATTCAAAATTTCAGCCTATAGAGCAGTCGCGGTGGACGCAGTCTAATTTTGATACGCTTTTCTATGCGGGTGCGCAGAACTTTGTTAATAATTACTTTAATTCTGGTGTAACGCCGAATCAGAATAATTATTATTTTAATATTGTTCAGCAGCCGATTAATATGATTACTGGTTATGAGCGCCAGCATCGCAAGGCTTTCATGTATCAGGCTTCGGAGGGCGGTGATAATCAGACGACGGACCAGTATACTAAGCTGATAACGCATACGTGCAACATTGGTGGCATTCACGAGCAGAAGTCGAAGGCTAAGGAGTTGTCGGCGATTAGTGGCATGGTTCTGGCGCAGCCTTACCTTGATTATAATGGCGAGGATATTGCTCAGGGTGATCTTAAGCTTAAGATTTGGGAGTATAATTCCTTTCTTGTAGATCCCTATTTTCGCAGCCCTGATATGAGCGACGCTCAGTTTGTTTGGTGTCAGGAGTATATTAGTAAGAAAGAGGCGCAGAATAGGTTTCCTGATAAGCTTGAGGTTATTGCTCCTATGGCTGGAACGCCGCAGCGTTATGGGTCTTTTTATTTCCTTCCTGAAAACTACAACATGGCTCGCAATGATCTCATGGTGCTTTCTTATGTTTGGTATAAGTGGCAAGCCAAGAGAAAGAAATTATATAGTAAAAAAAGAAATCAGTTTTTTGACATGGCTCGAGATGCCGACGTGGAGGCGATTCTTTATAATATTCCGGACATGGAGGAAGTTTCTGTTGAGGTTCCTGTTTGGAAGTTAGCTGTTGTCTTGAATGATCAGCTTATGTTTCAAGGCGATAATCCTTTAGGTTTTTCTGGTTGTCCTTTTGTTCCTTATTACTGGAACTATGAACCTCACAACAATTATTATGATTTACGCGTGCGTAGCCTAGTTAGAACTATGAGGTCGAGTCAATACTTATTCAATTTTAAGGTAATAAATAATAATGATATTGCCGCCGCTACTATTAATGCGGGTTGGAAGCGTAAGTCTGGGGCTGTTGCTAATGAGGATAATCTAAAGAAATCTGGCCAAGGCTGGGATGTTGTTATCAACGAAGGTTATGAGATGACTGACGTTGAGAAGATTATTCCTTCTGCAGTGCCTGAAAGTGACCTCGCTCTTGCCGAGCAGATGAAGACGCTCATGTATGAGACGAGTGGCATTCAGATGGAGAATTGGTCTGGTCAGACGGACAAGCAGATAAGTAGCTTGACGATGATGCTTAAGCAGGCAGCTAATCTGATGGTATTTCAGAAGTACTTTGATCAGTGGGACTTCTCAGATAGACTTCTTGGCGATAGATTATTGCAAGTATGCCTAAATAACTGGAACGCAGAGAAAGTTTCTCTTCTCATTGGTGAAGATCCCTCGCCGTACTTTTATTCTAAGATCTTTAGTAGGTATCAGACGCTAGTAGAGGAAAGTGATCTTACGCCAACGCAGCAGAATCTACAGGCGCAAAACATGATGGACATCAATGCAGCATTTCAGAGGGAAGTGTTTCCGCCTTCTATGATCATTCCTAAGCTCAACATCACTGGCAAAGGTGAGATTATACCATTCCTGCAACAACAAGAGCAAGCGGCCCAGGCGCAGCAGCAGGAGCAGGCTAACTTTGCGCATGCTGTTGAGGATGCCAAGCTTAAGGAGCTCTATTCTAAGGCTGCCAATAACATTGCTAGCGCTAAAGAGAGATATGGACGCTTTGAAAGTAATGTAGGTTTGCTAGAAGAGCGCATCTCAGAGATAAGTAAGAACAGATCTCTTTCTACTAAGGCCAAGATGGAGGCGTTAGAGAAGATGATGGATGTCATTGCACGTTACGGGGAGATAGAAACATCATTGAAAGCGGCTGAGATTCAGACCTTTGATTATCATCAGAAGGATATAGAAGATGAGGAGAAGCACCAGGCTTATAAAGAGGCTTCTTCTAATGAGTTTATGACGAAGATAATGAATGGCATGGGGCCGCAGCAGGGGCAGCAAATAGCATGACAATACTTCATGGTGATTGTCTCGAAGAAATGCGCAAAATGGCTGATAATTCTATTGATTTCATTGTCACAGACCCGCCTTATGGTCTTTATTTCATGGGTAAGCATTGGGATAAAGAAATACCTGCTATTGATATATGGATTGAGGCTTTACGTGTATGTAAACCTGGTTCTATGCTTGCTGCATTTGGTAGCTCTCGTATGCATCATCATTTAATGGTTGCATTAGAGCAAGCAGGCTGGGAGATTCGTGATGTTATCATGTATCTATATGGTTCTGGTTTTCCTAAAAGCCACAATAAATTCGGTCTTAATGGCTACGGAACTGCTCTTAAACCAGCGTACGAACCTATTATACTCGCAATGAAACCTATAGACGGCACATTTGCTCAGAATGCTGAAAAATGGGGCGTTGCTGGATTGAATATTGATGAAAGTAGGATTGAAACGAATGGAGAAACTCCTAAAGGAAGCGGACAAAGAAAACAAAATGATGTGTTTAAATTAGGTGGGTATGGAAATGATGGAAATGTGACAATAAAAGGCCGCTGGCCTGCGAACATAATTCTAGACGAAGAAGCGGCGGAGCAATTGGATCAGATGACAGGGGTTTTGAAGAGTGGTGCACATAAACCATTAATGAAACCAAAGACAAATGAAGTTTATGGAAAATACGCTCATGCAAATATAAACGAATTTCAGGCTAATTCTGGAGGAGCCTCTCGCTTTTTCTATTGCGCTAAGGCTTCAAGTCGAGAGCGTGGAGAAAATAATAAACATCCAACTGTTAAACCTATCGCTTTAATGAAATATATCCTCAAACTCTTAGCTCCTCCCGGTAATCCTATTTGTCTCGATCCTTTTGCTGGTTCTGGAAGCACTTTAATTGCAGCCGAGGAACTAAATATTGAGTGCATTGGCATCGAAAAGGAAAAAGAATATTGTGAAATTGCGAAATCAAGAGTTGCCTTTGTGAAAAAGGAAAATCAGCTAGACTTATTTAAAAAAAATGATATAGTTAAAGAAAATCAACAAGAGCCTCGAGTGGCTCAAATGAGGTAGTTATGGCAGGCGGACAAAGAATTGATGATCATAGCTTTTGGGCTGGTTCTAAAGGAAAGGCTTCGGTATTTCCTGATGGTCCACATAAAGTTAAGATGGAGAGCTCAGCTGAGGGCGTTGGCGAGCTATCTAGTTATGAAGATACGACAGAAAAGATTAGAGAACAGCAAGTTATGGCTGGTAAGAAAGTTAAGGCGCATCCTCAGAAGCCTTTGCATCGTAATTGATTTTTAGAGATCCTTTGGTTATGGGTTTAGGATCCTGGTATGGAGTCCAGGATAAAAAAACTCCTCTTTTCTATTAATAAGGATAAAACATGAAAACAGGTTTTAAAGATCCTATCCAAGATAAGGTTCCTAAGAAGCAGAAGGGTCCCTGGGATTTTACTGCGCCTCCCTATGATCAGAGGTCGGGTTGTTTTGTTGAGGCTGGCGATGATCATGGTGTTGGTTTTAGGCAGCCTGTAGGTCATAAGGGCAATCCTAGCATGCGTGCTGATACTCTTCCTTGGGGGAGAAAGAAGGATACGCAGGAAGTGGATTACGTTAATCGGGGTCCATCTTATCAGATTGATATTACGGATGAAGGTTAATCGTGGCACAGGCGCAGCAAGCGGGTGAGCCTAGTAGGCAGTATCCTAAGAAACCTGGTAAGAATCGCTTTGCACATACGGCGAATACTAAGTATGGCATGGGCGATCATTACGGCACTGGGATACGTGCAAAATTTGGTCGTATGCGAGACGATAGTGTTGGGACGGTTATTCCTTCGCCTAAGAAGATGAAGACGCCGCCTAGAGGTTTGGCGTAGCATTCTTTTCGGCATCTTCTTGTTTCATTGACTCAACAAGCCACGTCTTTTTTTGTTTTCTGATTCTAGCATTATGTCCTATTTCGGCAAGAATGGAAAGAACGAGGTCGTCATCTAGGTCATCATCTTCTCTGGCGTCTAAAAGTTCTCTGTTGAACTGAAAGTCCTGGACGCTTCTAGTTACTACTTGACTTTCGAGCATGGTATTTTTTGCGTAGTCTTCCCACATTTCTCTGTCTGGGATCATCCAGATGATTTTTACCTTATCGCTTGGTGGATAGGCTCTAAAGAGCATGCTATTTGTTTGAGATTTTGGCTTCGTTAGTCTTGGTTCCCAGATAAGGCGCTTTGAATAACCATTTTCATGTGTGCGGCAGTGTGCAAAGATGTAGAAGGGATGGTTCTTGAATTCTTCTGGTCTATTTTCTATGCATTCGGCGCAGCCTTCAGAGATGTACTCTGATTGTTTTTTAAAGACGAGTAGGCGATCATGAGTTTCATGGCGATTAACTTTCATAGTTTTTCCTTGGTTTGTGTAACAAAAGTATAAATTTTAATGTAATTAAAGGCACTTTAAATTTTAATGTAATTAAGTCCAACACGCAACCCAGCGTCACGGGTAAGGATGAATATGACAGCTACGCCTCAAGATAATCAGGCACAGAACCAGGCACAAGAAAGCAAACCATCGGATAAGGAATTAAACTTTAGAGCATTGGAATCCAAGTATCAACGTGCTCTAGAGCAACAAAAAGCAGAGACAGAAAGACTCATGCGAGAGCTTCAGGAGAAGAATGCTGTTAAGGCGCAGGAAGATGACGACGATAAGGATGATGAGCCTTACGTAGATAAGAAGAAGCTTAATAAGCAGCTAACGAAGTTTAATCAGGCTACGCAAAGTGAGATTCAGAAGGCTATGGAGATAGCGAAGCAGAGGGCTAAGGAGGAAGTTAAGCAAGAGTTGTGGTTAGAGAATAACCCTGACTTCTATGACGTGCTTCAGCATGCCGAGAAATTCGCACAGAAAGCCCCCAAGCTGGCGGAAACGATACTTAGGATGCCTGAAGGCTTCGAGAGACAGAAGCTCGTCTATGAGAACATAAAACAATTAGGTGTTGATAAACCGGAGCAGAAGCAATCTTCGATTCAGGACAAGGTCGATGCTAATCGCAGGAGTCCTTATTATCAACCGTCTAGCGTTGGTTCTCCTCCTTATGCAGCTGCTGGAGACTTTAGTCCTGCGGGGCAAAAGAGTGCTTACGCTAAGATGCAGGAGCTAAAGAGCAAGTTAAGGATTTAACGCGCTTGCTTTCTTATCTTTGAAGCATTATACTATACCATGAACACTCTTGACTTGTTTGGCCAAGGTCTAGCAATAGATCTTGGCTTTTTTTTGCATTTCAAGAATGAAGACAAGAAGGAGCTTTTATGACTTTACAAAAACAGAAGGCATCGCCTGAGTTGCTTAAGTTTTTTGATAAAATTCTTGGTATTAAGGAGTTTGTAAAACAAAGGTACCAGGAAACAAAAAACAAAGATTTACAAGCGATTTATACAAGATTAGATGCAATCATTAAAGAGGACGAGACTTTATGAAATATATTCTTTTAACATTACTAATGTCATTTTCTTTTGTAGCGATGGAGGCTTGTGTTCACGTTAACCGAACTACAGGCGATTATACTGTCGACAAGTCTGGGTCGGTGAAGCAGCCATGCAAAGAAATTACGAAGCAAAGAGAGAAGAACAAGAGATAAGTAATGGCGTCCTTATTTTTTAGAGATAAGGGCGCACATAAGGATTTTTGAAGACGATGAGTGAAGAAGAAAAAGAAGAAAGTTTAGAAGAGCAGCTTGAATTAGCTCTTCGTTTTATTAGTCGTGGTTTCAATATGCTTTATGATTTAGGATATGTTGCGCCTGATAAAATAGAGTTTGTTAAAAGGGAAGATGATGAGTAACGATTGCGATAGATGCGGCCTAGACGATGCAGAATGCAAGTGCTACCTACACGAATTAGCAGAGAGAATCGCGTTTCTAGAAGAAGGACTAGATCAGCTAACAGATGTTGTCAAGACTATAAGCGAGTATTTAAGAAAGGAAGTGAAATGAGTGGAGAATGTTCCGAATGCGGCGAGCATGCTTTGGAATGTTGCCAATATTGTGGTGGCTGTGGAGATATTAGATGTTGTAAAGGATGCGATAGATGTAATATTTATTGGAACCAGCCCGAAGAAGAAAAACAACGGTTGTTAGACGTTCTCAATAAAAAATTTATGTTTCATAAAGATGGTACTATAACAAGGCGAGATGAGTTTTGTGCTAATTGTAAAAATGAATTGGTAGCCTGTGTTTGTATGTAATGATTTGATGGTTTTGTACTTGAAAGGAGCCGCGTCGTAAGACAGCCCGTTAAAGAGGCATTATAATATCTTTGCTGGCAGTCAATACAAGACCATCTTTTTAGCTTAGAAAAACATGGGGAAGTGATATGAGTGGAGAATGTGAACTTTGTGGCGAGCATGCTTTGGAGTGTAAATGTTCACCAAAAATTAGCGATTCTGATTTAGAAAAATATGTTAACAAAGTTTTGACAGAAGAGATTATTCAAGGATGTGAAAACCAAATTTTGGCAGTTATGAAGCATAGACAAGAAAGATATTCAAGTGAAAAAAACGACAAGGAATGGCTAGAATTTACTAATTTTGTATGTCGTAGGCGTCGTAAAAAAATTAAAGGATGATAATGACTGAAAAGTCTTTAAAGGATACTTGTGAACCATTATCCATACGTCAACAAAATGGTCTAAATGAGATTTTACATAATCTACATTGTGGAAAAAAATCTTATTATCGAGGAGGAGACGTTCTAAAAAAAGTACTTACAAGAAATAAAGAATTGGTTTCCGGTGAAGATGCTCTTTTGGTTTTTAACACTTACGGGATTGAATCGAGACAATTGGCTATCCTTTTTTTATCTCATGGTCTTGATATGGACGTGGAATCTTTTGCTAAGCTTTTAGAAGAACAAAAACAAAGAAGCAAAAACATGAGGCCGTGTTAATGGAATGGATTAATATCGAAAATAAGCCTCCAGTATATAAAGACATCTTAGTTACCGACGGTGAAAGATGTTGGGTTGCTTCTACGTTTGATAATCTTGATGTTTTTTTAGCAAGTCATCCAGATCACAATAGAGAACCAAGAAACAAATATGGTGCACCATTTATAACATATTCAAAACCTACTCACTGGATGCCACTCCCATCTACAGATTCTATTAAGGAATAATAATGTCGAATGAATGTGAAGAAGAAACAATATGTTTGGCCTTTGTGATGCCTTTTGGAGAGACACTAGAGATTCGTTCTTCTAAAGAAGTTGGCGAATTTATAGGAAATGACGAGGAAGTTGAAGGTGTAGAATATAGAGTATATTGGAATGATGTTGCCCTCCCTTGGTTTACAAAAACACTATTACAGGCATCTGCAATAGCATTTGGTTGCCAATGGGGAGCGCATGAAATGGTCAAAAAACAAGGTAAAAACGAACAGTTTATGGTTAAGAACCAAGGATAAAGAATGACACCAGTACATAGACCTACAAAACACTGCCTTATTTGCAATATGGAAGCACCTAAATATTGCTACGTTTGTAACAAGCCAGATGTTGCAAATGTTGCTAAGCGCATCTTTGGCAACAATGAATATTACATATGCTCAAATCAATGCATTGAAAATCTTTTTTATGTTCAGTGGTTTACTAAGCAGCGCAAGAAAGTGGTAAAAGCGATGAAGGAAACGAAACTGACATAGATTTGACACTAAATGAAATTGACTCATTGTTGCAATTAAATCTTTTATTTCATACATTGAAATAACGCAAGCACAAGCGTTATGTGCACTTCGCGTTAGAAAGCTTCGCACCTTTCACCAGATATGATCGAGAATAGATGTAGTTAGGTTCGTCTACCGATCATCATATCAGCATTAATCTCAGTAATGAGGTTATCATGTCGATTACGACTACCGGGAATTTAGGTCCTATGATCTTGCAGTCGCTTGCGCCTGCTATGCTCTATGTGCCTACTCCCACAATGAACTATATTACGGTGTGCGACAAGGTTTCTATGCCAGCTAATGGCGGAACTACATGCCGTTTTATGCGCCCAAGAGCGCTACAGCCACCCACTGTACAATTGGGTAACAGCGGGATAGATCCCCCTGCACAAGTGCCACAGAGAGATATCATAGATGCTCAGATGGCATTTTTTGGAACTGGCTGCATATATGATTGTGCAGCATGATTTGACGTAAAAAGAATCAATGAACAAGTGATCTTGCAGGATCAAGAGGGTGTTCTCTCTTGGGTTTCTGAAAGATTAGCTGTTGCAATGCGTCAAGCCGAGGATAAAGATTATGTCCTCGATAAATCTTCTCTGATAGACTTGGAACTCCTAGAAGCTGCGTAGGCGCAGGGGGACAACAAGGGGCAAGATTATGGAATGGATATATTTAGAATGTGGCGATGCTTTTAATTTGAATAACATTTCACATATTTGGGTTCAAAAGTGCCCAAGTGGTTTTTTTTTGATGGGTGAAATGATACAGAATCAAGAAGAAGTTGCTTTGTCACATATTTTTGATAGTTATGATCAATGCACCGATATATTACGTAAATTATTCATAAATAATCAGCCTGAGAGCAGTAAGCGAGAAGACTTAGCAGAAGAAAAAGAGCTATTTCGATATAGAAAATCTCTTTGCTAAGATGCGGTACTCCGAACTCTATGGAGACATAGAGAGGCCAGCCGAGAGGATTTGGCCCGCAAGTTATAGTTTGTTTTGAATATAACTTTATATAACTTGTCATAAAGTAACAGGTTGCTAATCCTTCGCGATTACATCGTTTCTGCTGCTTCGGCAATCAATGCTGGTGGTGGTTCTAACGGTGATAATCCTACTAATTTAGGCATGAGTGATTTTTCACTCGTTGCTACTACTTTAGATACTAACAATGCCTACAAATTTATGTCGGGTATTGAAGGTATGGATCGTTTCGGAACTGGCCCCGTAAGAAGCGCATATTTCATGTTGTCTTCAACAGAATTGCAGTCCGATTTCGATGCTCTCGTTGGTTCTGGATTCCTTAATCAGTGGAACTATCCAACGAATGCCTCGGCACTACCTGCTGAATATGGTTCTGCATACAATATTCGTGTGCTAACATCTTCAGAGGCTCCAGTTGCTCGTGGTGTTTCAGCTCTTGGTAATGATGTCTATTACAATACTGTATTAGGCAAACAGGCGATCACGCACATAAATCAAGATGGTTATTCCATGAACTTGATTTATCGTGATCCTTACTATTCTGGTATGCTTGCTCAGAATGCTACCTTGGCGGTTAAATTCGCTCAGGCGCAGGCGATTACGCAAGATACAGCTATAAGAAATCTTCTATCAACCCGCAACTCTGCCTTGGGCGTATAGGAGGTGAATTATGACTGAATATTCTAGAATGGCGAAGGGTAATTTTACTGCTACAGGTGGGTTTCAAATGGTTAATTTGCCATTTCAGCCTGACTTTGTAGAACTGTGGAATTATACTAATATTAAAACAGCGGGAGCTGATGTTGCAACTAGAGCTTGGTGGGATGCTTCGTTATTAGATCCTGTATCTAATACACATCCAACTATGCTTGAATTGTATGATAGTGGTCCTGCGTTAGTTATGGATGTCATTTTAACGAATGGCATTTCTGTCTTTTCTTGTGGTTTAGGGTTGCAGTATGGACCTATTGTCCAACATGGTGGTTCACCTGTTTCGGAGTTTAGTATTTCAAAAGCCGATCCAGCTGTCGTTACTACTGTTGGTGATCATGGTCTTCAGAGTGGTGATGTTATTATATTCTCTAATCTTAAGCAGACCGCAACAACGGGTATGCAGCAGATGGCGGGAGTTGCTTTTACTGTCACGGTGATCAACGCGACAAGTTTTAGCATTCCTTGGGATACCAGTGGATCTAACTACACCGTATTTAACACAGCTACCTCGACAGGTAATATCGGCTCATACAGACAAGTATTGTGTCCTTATTTATTTGCTCCTGGTGTAGCTGTTATTAGTGGCATCACTAATGGTGCTACTACAACGATAAGCACGACTACAGCTCACAACTTTTTTGTAGGACAGGAAGTGGCTATTAGGATTCCTAGAGTTGCTGGTTTTCCAACGGCTTGGGGTCCTGTAGAGTTGAATTCTTTACCTAATAATGTAATTCCTGGATCACCGATCTATGGTTATGTTATTGCTATAACCGATTACAACACTGTTGTTGTTAACATTAATTCTGTTGGTTTCTCGGCATTCAATAATGACATTCCGATGACTAACGTTTCTGGGATGTCTTTCCCACAAATCGTTGCTGTTGGTGATGTTAATACTGGTGGAGTGCAGATATCTGCTAATTCGCAGTTATATCCTCCTCCATACATTGTGCCGTTTAGCTCTGGAACACCTAATGTAAACGTGGTTGTAAACTCCATCAATGGTCCTGCAATTCAAGGCGCCTTCTTTAACAATTCAAGACAAGGCTTTGTTATTGGTGCTGGAGTTAGCGAGGCTAATGGTGATGCGTTTATGGAAGCTGATGATCAGATTTTTTGGCGTGCATATTTACATGATTTAAATGTTGTTTAGCATGAATAAATATTTCATGTTTAAGTAGTAAATTATTTCGTGTGTATGGCATCTTAAGGAGGGGGACGCTCCTCCTTATAGGTGTTTATGACTGTTATTTCTGGCCCTGTGCCTCCTTACTCTAATCCTCCGATACAACCGGAATTCTATAAGCCGCATGTTTTTGTAATTTCTGATATCGCTTTAGGAGTAACGACAACAGTTACGACATTATTAGATAATGATTATGTAATAGGGCAAGAAATAAGGTTATTAATTCCTCCTGGTTATGGCTGTAGGCAACTAAATGGACAAACAGGAATTGTTTTATTGATTCCGGCATCTAATGAAGTTGTCGTGGATATTTTTTCTTTAAATGCAGATCCGTTTATTAGTGCCAGCCTAAGGCAGAAGCCGCAGATTGTGGCTGTAGGGGATGTAAATACAGGGATTATTAGTTCCACGGGTCGAGTGCAAGCAAGCACGAATATACCTGGTAGTTTTATCAACATAAGCTGAGGTAATCATGACAAAGATGGATAAACCAAAAGTTAACTCTGACGGGCAGAAGGAATTAGAGAGAGCGGAAGAGCAATTTAAGGCCTTTGATCAGCAAGTTAAGGATTTGACCTTGGATCGTATGAATGCTGCGCCCAAAGAAGACGTGGAGCCTCAAACGAAGCTGTCGCAAAAAGACATCGAGAAGTCTAAAGATATCTATTTGAAGCCTTCGAGGACGATTAGTAGCAAAGAGAAGTTCAATGAGAAGTTTAGGGAGGATTACAACTTTTCTAAAGAGTACGTGAGGTTTATTGCTGAGCATAAAGAGCTTATTGGCGAAACCATTGAATTGTGGACTAAGCCTTATCCTGGGATGCCTGCGGAAGAGTGGAAAATTCCTACTGGCGTTCCTGTTTGGGGTCCTAGATTCTTAGCTGAGCAGATTACAAAGGCAAAGTATCATCGCCTCGTTATGAAGCAAAATATCAATACAGGTGCGGATCAAATGGGTCAGTACTATGGTTCTATGGCTGCAGATACGGTAATACAGCGCTTAGATGCAATACCAGTAAGCAATAAAAAATCGATCTTCATGGGAGCTTCGAACTTTTAATGAAATAAACTTGGTGAATTTTTTTTAAGATGTTACAATGTCTCCATATAAAACAAGGAGACATTGTGAAATATTGTAAAAAATGTGATAAAAAAAAGAATGAGAAAGAATTTGGAAAAGATTGTCAGAAAAAAAACGGTTTATCTTCTTCTTGTAAAGAATGTATAAGAAAAAGGAGCAAAAAACAACGAGAAAATAATCTAGAATCGGTAAAAAAATATGCAATTGAATATCGAAAAAAGAACAAAGAACTTCTAAGAAAAAAGGCGTGGCTTTCTTATTATATTGATTGGGATAAAAGATCTAAACAAGCTAAAAAATCTTACGAAAAGCATCGCCAAAAAATAGCTCTAAAAAGAGCTGCGAAACGGAGATTAGAAGAAGAAAAAGAAAAAAATCGAATTCGTCAACAACTTTGGAGACAAGAAAATAGATCAACTATTGGTAAAGCAGTAGCAGAATGGAAAAAAAGAAATCCCCAAAAAGCAGCTGCTCATACTTTAGTTTTGTGGGCTATAAAATCTGGGATACTGGTGAAACCTTTAAAATGCGAAGAATGTAAAAAATTAGGAAAAATAGAAGGACATCACGAAGATTATTTAAAGCCATTAGAAGTTAAATGGTTATGTAAAAGTTGTCATTGTAAGAAACATCAAATTTATAGGTGAATTATCAACCTCTTAAGCGATATTTTGACTTACATCCGCAGGATCATAAAGAGTCCATCGAACGCGCTTATAACCGATAATTTGCTTATCGATTATGTCAATCGCTTCTGGATCATGGATGTCGACGCTCGGATGCAGCTTTTTGATTTAAAGACGAAGTATCAGTTTCAAACGCAGCCGGGTGTTGATCAGTACAATATGCCACTCTATGACGTGCAGACTGAGGGCGGTCAAACTGTTGGCATGTATCCTGTTTATCAGGGCTTTCTCTCTCCTACGTATATCCATGGCATTCCTGTTCCTTTCATTACTGAAAAGAATAATTTCTTTAATGCGTGGCCTAATGTCGTTCAGCAAATGACGGTCGTGGGTACGGGCGATGGAACGGCAGGTCCTTATACGTTAACGTTTCCTATTGCTCCTAACAATTCGGTGCCTCTTAATCCACCTTTTCAGGCTATCCTTCGTGGTCATGTTGATATGGCTGGTATTATTGCTTCTGGCTTTAATATTGACCCGCCTATTGGCGTAACGCTTAATACCAACATTCCGAGTACAAGTATTTATCCTGCGGTTTACATTACTTCGGTAGACGCTTCGGGTTCTAATGTCATTGTCCAGGATAGTGGCCAATTTCTAATTGGTTTTGCAAATCATGGCTTGTTAATGCAACCGGGAACAGCGCCTTTCGGCTATTCTGCGCTTCCTCCGTATACAGATACGTCAAATACGGTTAATTATCTTACTGGTGTTGTTAATGTAACGTTTCCCGTTGCCATACCTGCTGGCGCATATATTAATGCTCAGTGTTTCTTCTTTCAATGTGGACTCCCTAGAGGCATCCTCTTCAATAATAATACTATAACGCTGCGTAGTCCTCCTGATACTCAATATCTCGTTGAACTCGATGCATACTTAAGTCCCTCGGCGTTCTTTACCACTTCTCAAGCCATTCCTTTTGGCTACATGGCGGAATATATTGCTCGAGGAGCGGCTAGAAAGATCCTCTCTGATACTGGCGATATAGAGCAATTTCAATTCTATGAGCCTCTTTTTAAAGAGCAGGAGATGCTCGTTTGGAAGCGTAGTCAGAGGCAATTTACTGCAAATAGAACGCAGACGATATATAGCCTAGGTATTAACCAGGGATCGACAGGTTTTAACAACTTTGGAGGCAGCTCACTGTAAGGAGTAATATGCCAAATTTTCTATATACAAGAGATCGTCCAAATCCTCCCAATAATCCTTCCTCTGACGTTCCAGACATGTTAGTTAATACCAATTCTACAGATGATATTATAGCTGTTGATCATAATTCATTTAATACTAACAATGGCGGTTATCATACAATTATTCATCAAGATCCTGGTGCTCCAAGAACTTGGAGTCCTGCAACACAACTTTTTACTCCTCCAGTGGCTGCAATTGCGGGTTTTAATCAACTTTTAACGGGATTATATACTCCAAATACTACTGGTGGTGTTCAAGACACACAATTATTTAACATTACTGGTGGTGGCACTGCCTCTCAAATGACTGGAAATCTCATTGGAGATGATGGGTGGGTTTGGTGCGCTGGTTTATTATTACAATGGGGAATTGTAACTTCTGCAACTAGCGGATCTTTTCCATCGGGAGCGGCAGCTGGTCAGGTAACTTTTAAAGATCGAGTTGCAGGAGCAATAAGATATTCTAATGATTGTTTTGTTGTTTTTACATCTCCTTTTTGGAGAAGTGCAGCTACAGTAGCTCCAGATGGAGCGGCTTCTGTAAATGTTGATGAAACAACATTATCATCTACTATCTTTGACTGGAAATTTAATTCCAATAGTGGAAAATATCGTGGTTTCTTTTGGTTTGCAATAGGTTATTAATGGGTGAAAAAATTGTTATTGGTCCTGCTAATCGAGGTCTAAAGACTGATGTCACGCCATTTAATATTGATAATGATTCATTTCCTACTCTTATCAATGCGTATCAGTGGCGCGGGCGTATAAAGAGAAAGCGTGGTACGCAATTTTTAAATAGGTTACAGAGATATCTAGGAACGACGGATGGCGCCGGAAATATCACGGTTACAATTCTTCCTGTACCGATTGAAACGGGTGTTGCTTCTTTTGTAATAGGATCAGAAATTTTCGTTGATCCGGGTACGACGGCAAATCCTGCTGATCAAATTCTTATAACAAATAGTTTAGGAGCAACTCATACTCTAAATAGAGTGACGGGCGTTTTGACGATCACGGGATCGCAGCCACTTACCTCGGTCATTTATTATCCTACGCTTCCTGTCATGGGCCTTGAGGATTTTGTTATGTCTTCAAGTGCCTTTCCTGGAACGATAGCCTTCGATACGGTCTATTCTTATAATATCAATACTGCTTTTCCTTATACTGTGAACGATGTTAGTTTTTACAAAAATCCTGCCGCCTCTGCGCTATTACCTGGATATATTCCTAAGACGACATGGACACCAACGACTTGGAATGGTGAAGATTATCAGCAATTTTGGACTGTAAATTATCAGGGCGCTCTCTGGGCTACAAATGGCATCACAGTGCCTTTTACAACGACACATATCGGAATGCAATTCAAGCTAATTACTAATATTGTCATTGATGCAGCAGGTCCTCCAGCGCTAGCAACATTAACGATAGCGGCTCATGGATTAGTGCAAGGAGACTTTGTCTTTATCAATGAAGTCGTTGGGATTACTGGCATTAATTTTCAGACGGGATATGTCGTTAGTGCTGATCCGCAAGCTGCAAATACTGTGCAGGTAGAATTTCCTTATGCTACTTTGGGAGGTGCTTATGCCTCTGGCGGCATTGCTCAATATCTTACCAATCGTTCTGATACAACAAAAGATTGCCTGCGTTGGTATGATGGCGATCCTACAAACGGCAACAACAATCCTCCAGTCTTTATTCAAGGAAAGGGCTGGGTGAACTTTGCGCCTCCTCTTTCACAGGATAACTTTTCAATAGCCGATCTTCCGGCGGCTAAGTATTATCTTGTGGGCGCCCGAATGATTGTTCCATTTAAGGATCGTCTTCTTTTCATTGGCGCCGTCGTTCAAACGAGTTCCGGCAATCCTATCTATCTTCAAGATACGATTATCTATAGCCAAAACGGAACGCCTTATTACACGGTTTCTTTTACAGCTTCAGGAACAGGTGTAAACTATCCTCTATTGCCAGTTGTTACACCTCCTGGTTACTTTCCTATGCTTGTTCCAGAGAATCAAACTGCAACGCCTAGTGCTTATTTTGAAGATGTAACAGGTTTTGGTGGCTTTGCTTCCGCAGGTATTGACCAGCCTATTAACACCATTGGAATAAATAGAGATGCTTTAATAGCCGGTTTTTCTACTCTACATGCGCAAATTGTCTACACAGGAAATGATATCGTACCATTCAACTTCTTTATTATTAATTCAGAGCTTGGTGCAAGCAGTACTTTTTCTACTGTTATTATGGACAAAGGGGTCATTTCTAGGGGTAGCCGAGGCTATGTTATAGCTAATCAAGTAGAGGTTGCTCGTATAGATCTAGACATTTCTAATCAAGTTTTTGAAACGAGGCTTACTAATAATGGTCCAGAAAGATATTGTGCTTATCGAGACTTTATAAATGAGTGGATCTACTTTACTTATCCTAACGATGAAACGCTTAATAACTTTCCAACTCAAACGTTACAATATAATTATAGAGACAATTCTTGGGCTATCTTCAATGAATGTTATACAACTTACGGCTCTTTTAGTAAACAAACAGGTTTTACTTGGTCTACTGTTGGTAATATTTATGAGTCTTGGGATGAATGGAATGACTCTTGGGATTCTGGCGAGTCTGAACTGTTACAACCTATTGTTATTGCTGGTAATCAACAGGGTTTTGTTTTAATTCGTGGTGTTGGAACTGGCGAAGGTACGTCTTTAACAATTCAAAATATTTCTTCCGGCCTTGTAACATCTCCTAATCATTGTTTAAGCACTGGAGATTATATTATTATTACTGGCGTCAATGGTGCTGTTGCAACTCAAGTGAATGGTAAAACTTTTTCTATTGTTGTCATAGATGAAAACACATTTAGGTTAAATCCATTTATTACTAATGCAACGTATTTAGCAGGCGGATTAATAACAAGAATCTATGTTCCTGACATTCAAACGAAGCAATTTCCTGTAGCTTGGAGTTTAGGTAGAAAAACGCGCCTTGGAGTGCAACAATACCTCCTTTCAACAACAGCCAATTCTCAGATTACTCTCTTGATCTTCCTTAGCCAGAATGGTGCTAATGCTTACAACGAAGGGCGAATCTTGCCGCCTCAAAATGGAGTGGTAAATAATTCCTTAATCTACAGTACGATTCTCTTTACTTGTCCTGAAAGTACCAATCTAGGTCTAACGCCAGCAAACGTTAACTTGCAAATGCCAACGGCTCAACAGCAAGAGCAAGTTTGGCATCGCATTAATACGTCGCTCATTGGAGATACTGTTCAAGTGGGCTTTACTCTTTCAGAGACGCAAGTTCGCGATCTAGAGCCTATTACGGCATCTTTTGTAATTACAGATGCTACGCAGACAGATCCCCTGATTATAACGACTGACAATACGCTACAAACGGGTCAACTTGTTCTTATTGAAGGCGTTCTAGGCATGACTGAACTCAATGGAAACGTTTATCAAATTCTTTCCTCAACGACGACGGATGTAACGCTCAATGTGGATTCTTCGGCCTTTACTGCCTATGATTCAGGAGGAACGATTACCGCTGTAGCTGGCATTAATTCCTTTGCTGAGATAGAGCTTCATTCGATAATCCTTGATGTAACCCCAAGTCAATTGCTTGCATGAATAATATTATTAATCAATCACCTTATCTTAAAACGTCGCGCCTCTTTCCTGAAGAAGCGCATCAACTATCGGTAGAGCTTAATAAAGCATATCTTGATATTGCAAATGCTGTAAATGACAGAACAATTTCTCTCTTTCCTTCTGGCAGTTCTGCTCTTGGTGGCGAGAGTTGGTTTATTACTAAAAACCAAAGGCAGCAGAACTTTAGGCAAGTTTATCTCTTTACAGCTACAGGATCGATACCTCATAATATAAGATTTATAAACGTATCTCAGTTCACAAAGTGCACTGGCGCCTTTACAGATGGCACAAACTGGTATGGAGCTATCTTTGCATCTAGCGTAGCTATAGCAGGCCAAGTTTCATTCTATATAACGCCTACAAACATTGTTATTCTTGCTGGTGCTGGCGCTCCTGCTATTGTTAACGGTAATATCGTCTTGGAATGGATAACAAATGTTTAGCCTGTTATTCTTAAAAAAAAGAGGTGACATATGAGCTCTATGACCGGGGGAACTGGCTACAGCGGCAAATCTACTGCTACAGGTGCAATGAAAGAGAAGATCCCGAAGGGATATTCATCAGCTTCTCTACAGCAATTCACTCCTGAAATGATGGAACTTTTCCAACAGCTCTTTGGTCATCTTGGACCTGATAGTTTCCTTTCAAAACTTGCTGGCGGTGATGAATCGATGTTTGAGCAAATGGAAGCGCCTGCCTTTAGGCAATTCAACGAATTACAAGGCGGTCTGGCTTCACGATTTAGCGGCATGGGTACTGGTGGACGCAAGAGCAGTGGATTTCAAAATACGTCAAATCAAGCAGCTAGTAACTTTGCTCAGCAATTACAATCGCAAAGACTAGGTCTCCAGCGCCAGGCACTCCAAGACTTAGGAGGCATGAGCCAAATGCTATTAAGTCAACGTCCATATGAAAGATCTTTAGTTGAAAAACCAAAAGGTTTCTTGCATGAAGCTGGTGTTGCTTTAGCTGGTGGTATTGGTGAAGGAATAGGAAAATTACCTATGGCAATGGCGGGAGGTTAAAGATGCCAATACAAATCATACCAGCGCGCAGAACTTTCGGGGCGGAATTCGGTCGTGCTCTTGGCGGGGGTGTAGGAAAGGGTTTTAGCGAATCAATCAATAAAGGTATTGAAAAAAAGCAAGAACAAAAATTGCTGGAACAAAGAAAAAAAGACTTGGAAAGCATGGGATTAGATCCTAACATTGCTAATCTGCCAAAAGAAGCTCAAGAGGCTTATTTCAAACAACAATTCGCCGTTAATAAACCAATGACGCCACTTCAAGAAGCGCAACAAAAATTAGCTGAAGAAAGATTAATTGCATTGCAACAAGATCAACAACTTTTCCAAGGCTTAACTGGCGGAGCGCAAGGAAAGATTTCTCAAGACCAAGAACTAGGCCAAGGATTAGGGCAAGAATTAGGTCAAGGATTAGGCCAAGAAGAGCAAGGTAAACGTCAAGGTCAAGGAATGCCTCAGCAAGGCGGATTTGATATTTCGAAAATACCTGTAGACAAATTGAAACAAATAGCTGCATTTGCTGGACAGCCAGGTCCGAAAGGAATCATAGGAAATATTGCTAAAAGTGAATTAGAGAGAAAGTCGGAATTAGAAAAAGAAACGCGCCAAATTCAAAATAAAAAAACAGAATTAGGTTTATCTAGAGATAATGAAATTTTAAAGGAGTCTGATGCCTTTAGAACTATTATACCAACGGAAGAAGCCTCTTTAGAAATGATGAGAGATGGTATTGTTAATGGCGATCAATCTTTTTTCTCTGCAAATAATTTAGCTGAAAAAACAGGTTTGGAATGGTTTAGAGACGCCGCTGGCGGACAATTTAAAACAGGATCAAAAACATTTCTTATAAATAACGTTTCAAAATTTGGAGCAAGGCCGAATCAATATATTGAAACACAAATGACTGATGCATTAGCTAAAGTTGGAAGATCAATGTCAGCAAACTTAATAACTTATAATGCATTAAAATTTGATTCAGACATAAAAAAAGCGTTTTTAAATCAAGTAGATACAACATCTGAAAAAGATTTTAAACCTGGTTCGTTAGGAAAAACTGTTCAAAAAGACATGAAAAATTTAATTGAAAAAAGTCAAAATGAATTATATGAAAAATTTAAATTTATAAAAAATCATGAAAGAGAAATAGATCAAACGCCTAAAGGTAGTGTTCCGATGATAGATCCTCAAGGTCGCCTTGTCTATATTCCTGTTAACGAAATTGACATGGCGAAATTCAATGGAGCTATTGACTTATGAGTGCTCAACCGGATTATTTTTCTAAATATCTTCCTAAACAGTCTACAAGTGAGCCAAAAGAAGTTGCTGGTTTTGAAGAGAAGAAACCACAAAAAGAAGATAAAGAAAAGTCTTTTTCATTTGATAGCTATCTTCCTGATAAAGCTCCTGAAGAGTCTAAGTTTGAATCTTTATTGCGTCAAAGTACGCAATATGCATCTAGAGCTCTAGAAAGAGTTGGGGGCTTTATTCCAGATGCTAAAAAATTTGTTTCTGATTTAATACTTGAAAGCTATGAAAAAGCGGATCTAGGTTTTGATGAAATAGTATCTGAAGAAAAAAAAAGAGAAGCACCTGAAAGATTAAAAAATCTTTTTTCTTCTAATCCTGAAGTGTCCGGAAGTTTGCCTGGTACAATGACGTCACCAGAATTAAGAGAATCATCAGAAAAAATTTCTGGCGGTTATACAACGCCTAAAACACCTGCTGAAGAAAAAATAGGAAATGTTGTTGGTGATATAACGTCTTCATTGTTAGGTGGAAAGAAGTCTATAAAAAACAATTTACTTGTTCCTATTGGAGCAAATCTTATTGAATCAGGCTTAGAAATGACTGGTTTTGATAAAAAAGCTCAAGCATATGGAAAACAAGGAGCGTGGTTTTTATTGGGATCTGCAGCAAATACTAACGCCAATGAATTTGCATTTAAATTACGTGATGAAGCAAGAAAAGGGATTCCTACTGTTTCTACTGACATGAACTCATTAGGAAGAGAATTAAGGCCGCTCGAAAGAAAATGGATTTCAGGAGATTTAAGAAGCGCTTCTTCAAAAGATCAAATAAATCATATTATAAAAGACATTAAACAAGGAAAAACAAGTATTCATGATTTAATAACACGGATCGATGCTATAAATGCTGAAATTGATTTTAAAGGTGGTTTTGATTATTCATTTAAAGTTCCTAAAACAGTTAGAAAGGCAGAAATAAAAAATTTAAAGGAATTAAAGTCTGCTTTATATGACACAATGAAAGACACTTTAAAAAACGAACCTGAAAAATTTAAAAAATTTATGGAATCACAAGAAGTTTTAGCCGCTATTAGTCAAAGTAATAGACTGGTTGATTTTGCAAAAAAACACGTAGTAAAATCAGTGTCTATCGGATTGGCTTCTTTATTAGGCGGAGCTTATTTTGATCCAACTCTTTCAATTGCAGGAGGGGCTGCATTATTAGGACTTCATAAAGCAGGACAAGTTGTCACTAGAATTAGCAAAAGTCCGGCTTTAAGCAAATACTATTTAAATTCCATTAAGGCTGTTTCTGAAAATAATGTTCCTGTCTTTATTCAAAACATGGAGGCTTTAGATAAAGCTCTAAAAAAAGAAGAGCAAAAGAAAAAGCCACCATATAAATTTCAAGAATCGTAAATAAAATATCCAAATATATTAAAAAGTAAAACTATTATTAAAACGCTCATTTTATTTTCCTTCTTTTAGTAAACTTAAAATTACACTATATAATTGATCTATTCTTTGCGCATGTCCATCTAGTCGTCTTCCTATAGAATTAATATTACCATTTATGTCGTTTTTGAAATTTCTTAAAATTCCATAAACAAAACCTATAATTGTAATAACTGAAGCTAAAAATCCAAATATCATTAAAACAATATTTAATACTTCTGTATTCATAATTTTTCTCCTTTTTATTTTCCTTTACTTAATTCTGTTACTAAATTTGTTAAACTTGTATATAAAGCATCACTTCTTGCATTGGCCGCATCTACGCGATGTGAATTAGAAATCCACATAGATACTAATATCGCAGCAATGGCCAAGTTAACGCCGATGATTGCTAAGGTGTCGGCGTGATCTTTTAAAAAGCTTGGTCTTGATTCAGTCTTATTCTTCATGTTATTTCTCTTTCATTCTTTGACTTTCCATGATAGGTAAATTAGCCTCTGTAGGTACGTAGACCACCTGCATTTGATTTGTTTGCAAGCCTTGAATCCAAAGATAACGCAAATAGCCTTCATTACCAGTTAAACTATCTCCTATAATTTTATTTGCTTGTGCCACGCCATGAGCTCTAATAACTTCTGCTTCTGCTAATGCTTTTGCAGATTCTTTCTTTGCTACTGCTTCAAGGGTGGAAATCTGTCTGTTATATTCTGCTCGTGCTAATTCTGCTTGACCATACATGCCTTCTTGCCAAACATGAAGATGAGGTGAAATAAAACTTGAATAAGCCCAAATGATACAAATAAAAACAACACCAATAAAAACAAGAAGTTTAAAAAAATCAAATCCATTATCTCTTTCTTCTTTTACACTTATCATATTATTTTTTTCCTTCTTTAATCAAATCTATAAACATTTCATATAATCTATCCGTTCTTTCACCTTGTCTTTCTATTTTTCCGTCTATTAGATAAAAGCCACCTAATAAAGTAACTAAAACAACAACCCATTCAACATGTATAAACCAATTTTTATTTTCATTCACTTTCTCTTTCCTTCTTTTCTATTCTTTAGCTTTAATCCACTTCTGTCCGTTGCCATCAATGAAAGAGTCCTCATCGATCTTTTCGATTGTAATCTTGAATGTTGGCTCTCCTATACCACCACAATAAAAAATTACTCTTGGCAATTCAATATTATCTTCAGGACAATTCCATATCGTTTCTTTTATTGTTCTATTTAAAATCGCAGCGCCTCGTATAGGGTTCATTATTTTTCTCCTTTATTTCTCTTCTCTTTCCTTTAATTTCTTCTCTACCAATTTGTCAATAATCTTATCTAAGTCTACAACGGCGAGCCTCTGCACTTCAGATCTTGGTATTCTATAGGAAGCATTCTTTCCAGAGCCGATTCTAATGGCATTCAGGCGCCCTGAATAGACCATACTGCGAATGCTGTTCCTATGAATCCTCAAGAGCTTTGAGAATTCGTCTATTGTTAGAAACTCAGGTTCTTCTTTTTCCATGGCTACATCCTATCATAAGTTGCAATTTTGTGCAAGATTGTAATTTCAACATTTTTCTATTGCTTTATTCAAGTAAAAAATCTACAGTAATATCAACAAAGTAAAAATTTCACAAAGGGTTTTGTTATGCCTCTAGCATACGGTATCGGTGGTTTAATCAGTGTACCTCAAGGCGCTATTACTGGCGAAGGACCTCCACCAGCATCCTTCAAAGGCGAATTAGGTCAATCCTATTTCGATAGATCTGAAAGCCCTCCTGTGGAATATATCTTTAACGGTCAAACGTGGGCAAAAGGCGGTAACTTATACGCTACATCTACTTCAGCAGGCATTGTCCAATTGTCTCTAGATATTCCAACCGATTATCCATCAGACACGCTTGTTCCTACTGTTACAGCAACAAAAGATTACGTTGATAGCGTTGCAATAGCTGGAGCACCTGTCGCTACAGAAGTCACTCAAGGTATAGGCGAATTGGCTACAGATTTGGAAGCCGTTAACGGCACTCCTTCTACACCTCTTCTTGCTCTCTTGTTAACACCTTCCAACTTGGCTGCCGTCTTTGCATCACCTCCTCCAACAGGCGGAACGACTCCTGGAGATGCAACCTTTTCCAATCTTACCGCTGATGGTTCAGGACAAGTAAGCTTAGCATCCAATGCAGCTGGAGACTTTACTGTAACTAGCGGGGACCTTTCTCTACTCGCTACGGCAAACTCTGTCGTTATCAATGGCGCTGAAGCTGTCGATGACGCTATTCAATTAACATCAGCAGCTGGCGGCCTAGCTGCTTCTTTTGCCAAATCTGTAGTAATTGCTTCCAGTGAAACTAATGCCGATTCTGTGCAACTTACCTCAGCTGGTGGCATGGATATTACGGCAACTGGAGCTGCTGGAAAAGATCTCGATATTGTCTCTACTTCAGGAAGTCTTAATTTAACTGCTGGTGAAGTAGCCGCCGATTCCATGGTCTTCACAAATAAAGGTATTCAAATCAATACTGCTGGCGCAGCTGGTCGAGATATCGTTCTTGATAATACTGGCGGTTCTATCCATCTTACAGCTACAGAGGCCGTTTCTGATTCTATCAACATAGATTCAAACGGTGGCTTTGATCTAGATGCAGCGGGAGAAGTCAATTTAACATCCTCACAAGCTGCCGCAACAGCGATTTCTCTTGTAACAAGTAATGCCGCGGGCGGCATTACAATGACTGTCGGAACTGGCGGTATCTTACCTACAACATCAGGTAAATTTACCATCATATCAACGGATAACGCATCAGAAGCTATTGAACTGCATGCCAATGGCGGAGCGAGTGAAACGATTCGTTTAAGAGCCGATCAAGGCACTGGCGCTGCAAGCATAGATCTTCTCTCTGACGTTGGTGGTATTACATTAACGGCAGGTTTAGCAACAGCAGATGCAATCAACATCGTTACCTCGAATGCTGCTGGCGGTATCGACATTGATGCAGGAACTGCTGGATTTATTGTAGATACTACAGGAGCTATTTCTCTAGATGCCGCAGCTAACTCAAATCTAACGACGACTGGTGCCTTTAGCATGACTGTAAATAGCACTCTAGGGCAATTAGCTTTAACGAGCGGTCAAGCTGCTGCTAATGCTGTTAGAATTAATGCAAGTAATGCTGGTGGTGGTATCGATATTGATGCTGGTACAACTGGTATTGCTGTAGATACTACTGGCGCCTTTTCTATCGATGGAGCAGCCGCTTCTAACGTAACGACTACAGGCGCAGGCATTGACCTAACATTATCTTCTGTTCTTGGCTCTGTTCTCGTTGAATCAACTGAAGATGCTGCTCTTGCTATTCGCTTGCATGCTAATGGTGGTACAAGTGAAACAATACAAATCCATTCCGACCAAGGAACTGGCGTTGCTTCTGTTGGCTTGCTTTCTGATGTTGGTGGAATCACACTTAGAGCTACTGGCTTGGCTTCTGCTGATGCTATTAATCTAGAAGCCGCAGCCGGCGGCATCGACATGGATAGCGCATTGCAGACGAATATTACATCTTCTCAAGACGCCGCTGATGCAGTGCGAATTCTGGCCTCTGCTGGCGGTATTGACATAGATGCAGTAGGTGCAGCGGCTCAAGATATCACTGTAACAAATACTGGCGGCTCGATTTCACTCGTGGCTACTGAAGCTGTTGCAGATTCTATTGTTCTTTCTAGCTCTGCTGGCGGTATTGATATCTTAGCTCCAGGCGCAGGCGCTGGCTTAGATATCGACATTTTCAATACTGGCGGCTCTGTAAACATCACAGCAACAGAGGCGGCCGCAAACGCTATCGTCCTTAATGCTTCTAATGCTGCTGGCGGTATTGATCTCTCAACAGGCGGCGGATCTATAGATCTCAGCTCTGCTGGCTTTGCAACTGTCGTTGCTGCTACAGATACTCAAGCAAGCCCATCGGCTACCGCTGTAATAAACGCAAACGTAGGTCGCGCTACCTTCACAGGCTTTACAACAGCTGCCGCAGCCTCGCAAGTATTTGTAATAACCAACTCTATCGTTACAACATCTTCTTGTGTGCTCGTAAGTGTATGTAATGAAGGTGCTAATGATGCTCAAATGACAATACAACGCGTAACTCGTGGCGCTGGCTCATTATCTGTCACATGCAAAAACAATGGTGCCGCAGCCCTAAACGGAAACGTTGCTGTTAACTTCTGGGTTCTAACAGCCTAAACGAAGGACTCTTCTCATGGGAATTAATAACAGCCAAAGAGCTGAGTTTGCTCCTGAATTGCTTGCAACGATGACGGGAGCCGCCGTTCTCATTGGCACTCTCGAATTCAACCCCGTCATTATCATCTTTGACAATCAGGGTGGTGCTTCTGTTGCTATCTCTGTCGATGGTGGAACGAGCACTTGGAAAACATTCCCTGCGGGTGAAGCTTTAGTTTTAGACTTAAGAGCAGCTCACGGCCTAGCTCCTAACTATACCTTTGATATAGGAACAAGCTTTTACGGCACTGGCGCTTCCGGTGACTTTTCCATCTCCTACATCTATGCAAAAAATACGTAGAGGTTAACTTGAGCCAAATATACAAATCTCTTGCTGGTGGTCCTGTGCCTCCTAGTGTGGCTACAACTTATGTCACTGATGTAAATTCACCAGCAGTTCCAGCGGCAAACATTCTAAATGTCTTTGGTAATGATACTACAGTAAATGATGATGATGGCATACGAACTGATGGATCGTCAGGTGGCAATACATTAACTGTACAGCTAACGAATCGCATAACAGGGGCAGCAGTCGTTACAGGCGCTGTTACTGGTGATGTTGTTACTTTCGATCTAGGCGCATCGGCTGCTGTTTATAGATTCAATTTCCTTGTTACTGGAAGAGATACAACAACAGGCGACGGTGTTGGCTATACTATTGATGGCTCTGCAAGAACAAATGGCGCAGCGGCTGCAATTATTTCAGCTCCAGATATAGACGCTGACGAAGATGCTTCATTAGCAGCTGCGTTGATATCATTTATTGCCAGTGGAAATAATGTTGTCGTTAGAGCAACTGGCGTTGCACTTCAAACAATCAGCTACAAAGCTGTTGGAACATACGTGGTGGTATAATGAGTGGTTTTGACAACGAAGTAGTTTACTGTAATAACTGGGACTTTCGAGGGGTTCAACCTGTAGTTGCACAAGCTACAGCGGCTGGAGACCTTCCTATTGGTACAGGCGGATCGCCTGCCATTCTTGTAGGTAATATAACCTCTCCAGGCGGTTCTATAACTGTTGGCTATTCCTCTCCTGATATTACTATCGATGTTGCAGGTGGTGGCACAGCAGTAGAACAAGTAACAGTTGATAATTCTACAGCCCCAGGAACAAACCCTGTTCTTCCCCTTGCAGGAAATATTACTATTACTGGCGGTCAGAGAGCTAATGCTTCCTTAGCTAATGTAATACAAACACATTCACATTCTGCAAATGCCTTTACTGTAGAAATTCAAAGAGCCGCAGCAGCCGCCGCCGCAGATGTAACGCAAAATGGCGTTGCTCATTTTGATAGTGCAGCTTTCGACGTAGACGCTAATGGCTTCGTTCAATTAAATGGCGGAGCAGTTGCCATTCAAACAATCAATGGCGATTCTGGCTCTGTTGCTGGAAATACAGTTTCCTTCAAAGCAAATACTAGCAATGGTGTTGCTGGTGCAACAGTTACTTTTGCTGCTTCTACTGCTACTGAAATGAATTTAAAAGTTACAGATGCCTTTCTAAATACTCTTGTAGGACAACTTTCAGGAAATGCCTTATTGGCAACTCCTGGAGCAGCTAATCATGGCTTTGGCTATTCCACACTACACAATCTTACTACAGGAACTTCTAATACTGCCATCGGTTATTCCTCATTATCATCCTTGACAACGGGATCACAAAACGTAGGCGTAGGTCATGGAACTTTAGGTAGTGGCGTTGCTATTACTGACAATACAGCTGTGGGATATACAGCAAATACAGGTGTAACAAGTGGAATACAAAATACATCTGTAGGTTCTCAAGCTTTATTAACGATTACTACAGGAAGAAATAATACCGCAATAGGATATCAAGGCGGTCGTTTTTTATCAACTTCAGATTCAAGCAACATTCTTATTGGTAACACTGGAACAGCTGGCGATAATAATAAAATAATAATCGGAACACAAGGGTCCGGAAACGGCCAACAAAACACTTGTTTCATTGCAGGTATTACAGGCGTTGCCGTATCTAATTTAAATTTAGTTACTATCAATACATCTACAGGACAACTAGGATCATCAGCTACTAGTGGATTCGGACAAACGATTACTGGTGATAGTGGTGGTGCATTATCTCCAACGACGGGGAACTGGAATATCGTAGGCTTATCCGGTAGTAAAACTTCAGGATCAGGAAGTACTCTAACTGTAAAATCTCCTCCATTCTCTCAAGTAGGAACAAGTGGAACAAGCGTAGCGAATACAGGTGAATTTGTAACCGCAGCAGTGACGCGCACACTACCAGTATCCGCAGGTCTTGCCGATGGTGATCTTTTTATGTATGTTACCACAACAGTAGGTGCTCTAGTTATTCAAGCCGTAGGATCTCAAACAATTAGAATAGGTAATCAAACAACTAGCGCAGCAGGAACAGCAACGAGCCAGGATATCGGAGATGTGATTTGTTTGCGATTTGATGCTACCAACCAAGTCTTTTACGGGTATGGTATAGAAGGAAATTTTAGTTTATCAGCATAAGGAATTTTTTACATGGTAGCAGCAAATTCCATCAATGTTAGCACAGCCGGTATTGTTGGTTTTACAGGAAATGTCTTTGTCGAAACTCCTGTTACAAACCATAATATTATCGTTGGTGGCGCAACATCAAGCACACTAACTAATGTAGCGCCCTCTGCCACATCTGGAGTTCCTCTAATCTCTCAGGGAGCTGCCTCAAATCCCGCTTTTGGTACTGCTGTAGTAGCTGGAGGTGGTACTGGTGCTGTTACATTAACCGGCGTTTTAATAGGAAATGGCACTTCAGCAGTTACAGGAAATGCCGTTACTAATCATAATATTCTCGTTGGTGGCGCTAGTAACGCAATAACATCAGTTGCACCATCTGCAACCTCTGGTGTTGCTCTAATTTCTCAAGGCGCAGCTGCTGATCCTACTTTTGGTACCGTTGTAGTTGCTGGCGGCGGTACAGGACAAACAACATTAACTAATCATGGCGTCCTTGTTGGAGCAGGCACTTCAGCGATTACTCAACTAGCGGCAGGCAGTGCGGGACAAGTTCTGCAATCTGGTGGCGCTAGTGCCGATCCTACCTATTCAACAGCAACGTATCCATCAACAGCAACATCTACAGGCGTTCTTCTTCGTGCTGATGGCACTAATTGGAGTGTAACGACAAGTACATATCCAGCTACTAACGCAGTAAGTACCTTACTCTATGCTTCAGCTTCTAACGTCATGTCTGCTCTTGCAACAGCCAACAATGGACTCTTGGTTACTAGTAGTACAGGTGTGCCTAGTATTCTTGCAGGACCTGGCACAACTGGAAATATACTCCAATCTAATGCAGCAGCTGCCCCTAGTTTTAGTACAGCTACATATCCTTCGACTGCAACGGGAACGGGAAAAATCCTAAGAGCTGATGGCACTAACTGGGTCGCAACGACTGCAACATTCCCAGATACTGCCGGTACTTCAGGAAACGTTCTTACTTCCAATGGCACTAACTGGACTTCTTCTGCTCCAGCCTCATCAGGCGCTAAATGGAGTTATTCTTTTGTAAGTGGAGGTTCTCTTAACCCTGTTGATGGCACACTTTATTATTTTTCAAGCGTCTCGGGGGCAGCTCTAACAACTTCAACTGGGGTACCTCAATCCCTTTCTATTTTTATCCCTGTAACAGGAACTTTAAACTTAGCCTCTCTTAGCGTTTGGGTTCAAGGAACATTAGGAAGCGCAGAAACTGCAACGGCTTCCATACGATTAAACAACTCTGCCGATACAACAATATCATCCTCTGTTACTTATACTGCTATACAAAATACTTTTTCAAATGCCTCTCTAGGTTTAGCTGTTACCGCTGGTGATTATATTTGGATTAAAATACAAGAGCCTACATGGTCAACAAATCCAACAAACACAACTCATTTTGCTACTATATCTGTATTCTAAAAAAGGACTGTCAAATGAAGAAAGAAGGCAAAGGCAAAGCTAAAATTGAAAAGGTAATGCATGAAATGAAAGAAGGCAAATTACATAGCGGATCTAAAAAAGGCCCTATTGTCAAAGATAGAAAACAAGCTGTCGCTATTGCCTTATCAGAGGCTCGTAAGTCAGGTGCAAAAATTCCTCGTAAAAAATAGTATACCTTGCTTATGGTTGTGATTTAAACATAGTACCTTTACCAAAGAGAAAAATATGGCCCACAAGAGAATTATGAAAAGCGCAGCTAAAGCCCTAGACAAAGATGTCAAACACTACAAAAAAGAAGAAGTGAAAGACAAGAAGAAGGGCGAAGAAGCAAAATTAAAGCACCATAAGCTCGAGGAAAAGGAAGCTAAAAGCGCCTCTAAAGACTTAAAGAAAAAAGCTGCTAAAGCACACGAATAAAGGCATTCTTGTGTATATGCCTCTTGATGTGCACAAGAAAAGACAAAAATTATTCATATCATGGCGTTCCGTTAGGTTGGGTTTATATACGTTGGGTTGCGATACGCTGAGTTTTTATATATTAAAATTTTCATTCTCCTCTTGACAAAAAACTTTCTTCGTCTTATCTTGACTTTGCATCATAATGTTTTCCTTGAGGGGGACTCGTCATCCCTCTCGTCTTCCTTCCCTTCTATGAAATTTCCTTGAAACAAAAGAAATTTTTCTTTACTTTGAACTTGTATTCATGAGTCCTCCTTCTGTGTAGGGGAAGCCGTCTTACTTCCCCTATTTTCTTATCGAATGAAATTTAAATTTTAAAAATGTTATATATAGTCTTGGTGCTAGGGTTATAAACAATTTTTTATGAGGTTTTTATGTGTAAAGAAGATTATGAGCATGGTCATTGGGATCACAGAAAATGTTGTGATTGCAAAGAAGGCCCTCAAGGCGTTCCAGGACTACAAGGTCCTCAAGGGATTCAAGGCGTGCCAGGGGCACAAGGCGCTATGGGTCCTCAAGGTGTGCAAGGTCCTCAAGGTCTACAAGGTCCTCCAGGAAAAGACTGCCAACCACCACAGCCAGGTGAAAGCTGCTGCTGCCAGAGATGGGCGAACGTTTATGCCAATCCTCCACAGCTTTTGCAGCCTTTTGGTTTAGGTGCAGATGCAGTGTTATTTCAAGGACAAAATGCTGTTAGTGCAGGAGATTTTGATCTAAGCATGATGAGCATTGATGGATCAGTTAAATTCTTGAAAGCTGGGGTTTATTACATCAACTGGGGCGCAGAAGCTAAAGTTGAACCACCTATTCCAGTGCCAACACCAAGCTTTTCTTTTGGCTTGTGGCTTAATGGCATTCTTGTTCCTGGTTCAACTTTGAGCGGTTATACTCAAGCACCAAATGATGACACATTAAAAATTAGCGGAGATGTTACTATTCAAGTGGCTGCTAATGATGTGCTTAAACTTAGAAATGCTTCTAGTTTAATTGTTAATATGAACCCAAATACAGTTGGTATTCAATTCCCTGTAGTTGTTGCCTCTTTGAATATCCATTGTCTTAAGTCTGCTTAAAAAAACGGGGGCACTCGCCCCCTCTTTTATTCTAGGCTTATCTTCCAATATGACGTAGATTCCTTCCTATAAGCCTCTAAGTTTATTTCCTTAAGCTCTGGGATCTTATTATAATCAATAGTTCCCAAACGCACGACCTGTTTCACTTTAGCCCCATTGCCTTCATAGCCTTGCTCATCAACGAGGTCCAAGATGTTTTTTGTTATTACATCTTCTTGTATTTCTAAAAGCTTTTTTTCTTGTCTCACGCCTCTTAAATCGTCTATCAATTGATTCATTGCATCATCGCCAGGAGGCTTTAACGAGATAACGCATTTAATAAATTCCTTTTCTTCTCTTACTAATCTCTTAATAAAGTCTTCATTAGGATATATCTCTATTGCTCTTCCTCGGCTACCATCAAAGGAAAAGTAATAGGCTTTCTTAGCGCCACTAACGTAAAGCTGATGTTGTACTTGCGCATAATAGTGCTCGGGAACTTTGCCATCTAAGGCACTCTGATGCGTCTTTGCTCCTGGGCACTTAATCTCGACAATCTCGGAACCATCAAATGAAATGCCATCTAATGATGCTATCATCCATGAGTATTCATCATGTTGGTAAACGGCTGGGATCATTCCTTTGCCATGCTCTGCATTGAAGGCATGCCTTGCCATTTCCTCTAAGTCATGACCTCTCTGCATCGCCTCTGTCATCTCTGTAGGTGCTCTAATGCCTACCATCTGTTCCCAGAGATGATACTTACTCTGCCAAGGATTAATGCCTAGGATTGTAGACGCCATGGAGGCGCCTACCTTACCTTCTCTAAACTTGAGCCATTCCGGCGTATTCTGAACGATATCTTTAACTTGCGCCATGATTAACCTACATTTACTTTCAGTTCTTGTTTTTGTTTTTCTGTTATGTAATCTTCAATGTGTTTCACAACATTTTCATAAGCGTTCGCATACACTTTTTCCACGTCTGAAGAATTAAACTTCTTCTTAAAAACTTTAGATAGATTATTTTTAAATTCCTCATCTACAGACTCAAGAAGCTTCTTAATATTCTGCACCTGTTTCTGATTTATAACCTGTGGCTCTGCACTTTCTTGCACTTTGTGCTGATTTGACACATTATTTTGTGTTGTTTTACCACGTCCAACCGCAGTTTCTCCATCATCATCGTCATCGCAGACAACGCCAACGATTGCAGAGAGTGAATACCTACGCAAATAGGTAATCGCCGCTCCTATTCCTTGATTATCATTCTTAGATGGATTCAAAGGTAAATGCGATTTAATCCATTGGCCAGATGTATGTGCTAATGTTGTTACCATGAAAATCTTATCCTGTATCATTTCCATAGTTTGTATGACGCAAAGACCATACTTGCTTAATACTGGCCTAGCTGCGTCCCAGACGCTTCCTAAATCAGCGTAATTTTGTCTGTAAAACGGATTTACTTTATCCTTAATAGCTGCCTGCATCTCTCCTTGCGCCTTCGATAAAGCGGCCGCAAGTTCATTAATTCCTTCTGACTGTGACATGACTTTTTCCTTTGTTATTTCTCTTTCGTTAAATGAAATCTCTCCAAGACAGCCCTAGGCAATCCATACAACATAAGCACGGTTCTTTCCTAGAGCAAACATCGCTACTCTCTTTCGCTTCTTCTCGGTCTTCTGCAAAGTCGTACTCACATAGGTTGGATATATCTAGGGTATTCATATTAATCTCCTATATGCCTAGTAATCGCGATATTTCTTTCAAGTTATTAGACTGCGCGCTGATATCCCAGGCAATCCGCTCAAAACACATTGCTAACTCTGTGTTGTAGTTCTTTGGATCTGTTGACCACTGATCTAAAGATTTTTCTATAGAATCTAACTTCTCTACTGCTTCATTAATTTGTTTCATTTTTTTCTCTCTTTTCTCTTTTCTTGTTTGCTTTTCTCTTTATAACTCGCCGCTCTACCTGCTGAGTTCTTCCGCCTCAGTCACCAGGGAGACATGCGCTTTATACTCTAAATATAGCATTTTCATATATTTTAAGTCAATGCTCTTTCTTTATCTTGTAGCAAAAAGCTATCTTTGCTACCCTTTTCCTTACTTAACATAAAAAGGAGACATATGAGATTAAAAGATTATCTATGTTCTAAAGATATGACTATAAAAGATTTTGCAATACAACTAAAGATAGGCTACGTACATATTGCTAACGTTATAAACGGCCGAATCAAAGCAGGACCAAGACTAGCTAAAGACATCTTCGAAGCAACGCAAGGCAACGTCACTTCTCAAGACCTGATCGACACATATACAAAGAAGCAAAGAGTAAAAAGTAAAAAAATAGAAACGTCACAAGATGAACCCTCACAAAGTATGCAAGATAACGCCTTAAACAGCAATCAAAATCCCTCCAAAAACACATAAAAACTCTTTTCTCGGAGTTTTTTTCTACTAGCTAATTATTTTCTAAAGTCGTAAAAGAGCAGTGACCCCCGCGCTGCTCTCTGGCGCATGATGCACTCTCAAAAAAGGAATCCTCATGCCTATGAAAAGACAAAGAAAAGATCTATATAAGCAATCTTATTTTAAGGAATCTCATGAACCACAAGCGAAGTATCTTTCATTTAAAAGAGGCTGACATCTGCGACGAATGCGTTTCAAGGTTTTCTGATTATGGTGAACCAGCCCTACTCTTTGTTCAAGAAATCTGCAACTTGGAACTCGCCAAAATCCCCGTTATCTTCGAAACCCAGAATAAAGAAACTAACCCTCTCTTCCCGATCCTTTCCTTTCTTGAAGGGAAAAGATTCCTCGTTTCTACGGAAATTTCAAGAACAAAAATTAGCATCAAGACGAACACAAAGAGATCACAAGCTAAGGGCTCTCCAGTGTATTGCTGGTGTAAATAATATTAGGAAAAAATGGACTAGAAAAGCTGTGAGGGGTATAGTACAAAAAAAAACAGTCGCGATTTGCCGTCGCGACTGTTTAAACTGTGAGAACAATAAGAACTCCAACACTCTTATTGTAACACCTCACAGAAGAAAAATCAACTCTTTTGTGAGGTGGTATGTCTGAAATTCCTTATTTTTTTGAAACTCCAGTACCTAAATACTTTCGTGAGAATGGTTGGTTTGATTCTGAACACATGTTCAAATATGTCATTTGGGCCTTTTCACGTTGCCGCTCTCAACCTCATAAAGTGGTAATAGAAGGTCGCGAAATAACGTTAGCTCCATTTGAATTTATATCTGGTCGCCTCACATCTTCGAAGGAATGTTTTCTCACAGAAAATATCTTTCGTAACCAACAGAAAATCATGTTAAAGGCAGGTTTGCTCAAAAAGTCGACCAACAGTTTAACCAACCATTTTACTTGCTACATATGGGTGACAGAGCGTTTTTACAAAATCAATAACCAACCAAATAACCAACCATTAACCAACCATCAACCAACCATTAACCACAAAGAAGATATAAAGAAAGAAGATATAAGAAGGAACCAACCCCAAACCCCTTCCAGTTCCGCGGCTTCCGATGGTTTGGTTGGTTCGGTTCCTTCAAATGAGGAAAAGATTTGGAGTTGCCTTGAAGAAGTTTATCAAATTTCTGTGCTTGATAAGATTCGCCTAACGAAAAAATATGCCGAGGTTGATATCGCCCGTGGTGTTTCTGCCTTTCTTGCTCAAGATCAAAGCATGATACGCGATCCTGTCGGCTACATCGTTGCGATTGCAAAGAGAAGAGAGCTTGCCTATGTTGAAATAAATCGTGCCTGGGTTCAGAAGGAAATCTTCGACGACAACCCCGGTATTTTCAATCATCTAAGTTTTTCTGGCAACTTTATTTGTGATAAAGCAGATGGGAAAGAATTATCTCTAACTATGATTCCAGAAGCATTTCAAAGAAGATTCATGGAAGTTTTTATTACTCCTTATATTGAGAAAGAAGAAGAGAATAAACTAAACGGAAAGGTTGTAGACATACATGGATATTAAAAAATTTAATAAAATAGAGGCTAAAAAGGCTTCATCGAGACTTCACGAGGATTACGAGCGCAATGTTTCGTCTTGTAAAGAAAAAATTTTAAGATTTCGCGAGAAGATTAAGCCTGGTTATCCCGACGTCGAGGTAGAGCTCTTCTTTTCTCCTGGTGAAAACAATTCTTTTCTTTATTATCGCTATATGGCGAATCAAAAAAACTGTTCCGGCAATTACTGCACCCCGGTATACTGCAATCAAAGCATGCATGTTTTTGAAGAAGAAGTAGAGCGTGGTTTTAAGACGGTATTAGAATTTGATAGAAAGTTAAAGAAAGAAAAATAAACAAGACAAGACAAGAAAAACAAACAAAACACAAAAGAAAAAAAAACAAAAAGAAGAAAAATGAAAAACTTTGAATTTATTAGTTACAAAAGTACTAAAGAAGACAAGTATATGCTCGGCGTTGCTACCGTGAAGGCATACGGAAAGATTCTCTTGCGATATAAGCATATCGCAGGCAAAGAAGGACGAGGCGATTTCTTCGTGGCTCCAAATATTTCTTATACGGAAATGTCTGATAAAAAAAACCTAAGCGGCTTCATGCTAGATTCGCGCATTGAAGAAGAAGATCTTGTAGACTTGCTAAGAGAAGGCTATAGAAATTATTTGAACCAAAGATCTATCTCGGCCTTTGCATCGCCAGCAACGCAAGCAACGCAGGAAAATGAAAAAAGAAGAGAAGATAGCTTTGCTCAAGACAATGTCCCTTTCTGAATGCCCATGAGACGAACAGAAATGTGCCTAGGATCGAAAGTATAGAGGGGGGTAATGGTATGCTAGCCACCAAGAAAAACGATCGATCTGAAGCCAAATCTGCGAGGATTTCAAAAAAACCAAGAAAGACGAAAGAAAAACAACCCGAAGCCTTCGCCAGAATCACCGAAAGCTCCATCTTCGGCACCTACATGCTCCACGCCCTCTTGCCTATAAAAACTATCAGCGAAGCCAATTGCTTCCAACCCTGGAGAACAAAATACCAACGCCACGAGGCGCAACAAAAGGCAATCTACTGGACCCTATCGCCTCTTAAAAAAAACATTAGCCTCCCATGCACTGTCCTCATGATTCGTCACGGAAAAAATTTACTTGACGAAGATGATAACTTGCGCATGGCTCTAAAATGGATCAAAGACGCAATCGCAGAATTACTCACAAATGATTTTTGCCCAGGACGTGCAGATAACAACAAAGAAATACGCTGGCAATACCAACAAGAAAAAAAAGATTATTACGCCCTCGAGATTAAAATCTTTTTTTGAATATATCAACAAAGGCCGCTCATGATCTCTGAAGAAATCGTCTACCCACTGGTAATCTTTAACGCCGTCTTCACTTTCCTCAATAGCACCCTCCTCATCGCTATCCTGGCGGCATGGTCTGATAAAGAATTAAAATAAACTTATTTGCTTTAATTCCCTCTTCATGTTATTAACTATTTTGAATGACTAAACAAAAGGCTCTTCATGGCTGGTAAACCAGGATGTTGCGGCGCTCCTCTCGGAAATAAAAACGCATTAGGAAATAATGGCGGAAGACCACATACCGACTTGTCTAAAATTGCAACCCAAATGATTGACTGGGTAAAAAATGAAGACAGCATTAATTTAAATGGCTTTTGTGGTAAATACTTTTATAATCCAAAAATGATTCTACATTGGTCAAAACATAATCTTGAGTTTTGTGATGTTTATGAAACTGTTAAAGCAATACTTGCAGATAGAAGAGAAAAGTTATTATGTCAGAATAAACTACATCAAAAAGCTTATGCTATCCACTGCTCTGTATATGACCAATTCCAAAGAGACGAAAAGCTCGCTATCCT